AACCGAACATCAATGTGCCTGAACTGTCGAGAACTTCAACCTTAACGACACCACTACCTGAGATAGTTGCAGACGCTTTTGCGTTTGTTCCATCACCAACAATGGTAAGTGTTGGGTTTGAGGTATACCCAAGACCACCTGAGTCAACAACATAACCCGTAATCTGACCAGCAACCGCAGCATTCTGAACTGACAACTGTTCAACATCAGAAGCAGAAGATGATGAGTCGGTTGAACCCTGAAATTTGATAGGCAGGAAGTTAGCAGCAATATATTTCGTCGCATCACCAGCACTGATAGAATACAAGAACTTCCAGATGTAACCATCCGCAGTTGAGAATGCTGCACCTGTTGTGTTACCTGACGGTTGAATAGTCGATACTACAGCATTACCACTAGTATCTTTAGATTGTTGTAAACAAATGTATACTTGGTTTTCATCATTCATAACATAATAGGTTTGGGCTGGATACCCGACTTGTTTGTCATCATAGGCAGAATAGACAGCACCCGAAGACCAGTTATAACGAGGAACAACAAAGGTCGAGTCAACAATTTTCTTCACTGACTGAAGACCATTGCGGAAACCTCTTTCTTCCCATTGAGCGTTGATTACTGTTCGTGCAGTGTCAGAGTCATTCCAGTCTTCGGAACGACCAATGCCGATGTAATAGTTACTCACGCCTGCTGAGTCTGAAAAATCAGTCAGAAGAGACTGAATAACTTGTTTTTTTAGTGGATTAGTAATAACTGCCATTTTCTATTATCCTGTTGTAGTTCCATTGTTGGCTACAATTACCCATTTACTTACTGAGGTGTTCCAAATCAACTGGCAACCATCACCTTCACCAAAGGCAATAAAACCGCCGCCTGAGTCTACACCCAAAATATTTGTTGACCCACCTGATGGTGTCAGTCTTGTTTCACCCGCACCCACATTGATAAATGAATGCCACTCACCCTGTGCCGTTCCATTAGCAATCGTTGGTGAGATGAGTGAACCAGAGTTGAACACAGTGAGAGGTTCGTTTAGATTTACTGCCGTAGATGTTGTCACATCTGATGCTTTTTCTAGAATTAATTTACTCTCAAAACTTACACCACCTGTTCCTTTACCCGTAATCTCAAGGGTGATGTTTGTGTCATCACCCGTTGCAGCGATAGAAGGATTGTTACCAGTCGCAGCCGTGGTAATACCAATATGATTGACCGCACTTGAAACATTGGTGAATGTAATATACTCGTTAGACGAACTATCGAGTAAGAGAGAACCGTTTGCAAGACCCGTCAGGTTTGGATTGCTTACGGTCAAACCGTCAATGGTTTTGTTCGTAAGCGTCTGTGTGTGGTTCGCGAACACAAAAGTATCATTATCCGTTAGAAGTGGTAATGTTACATTTCGGTCTGCGGCAAGTTCACTCACAGCAAATACATACTGATGGTCTGCACTTGTATCATTGATTTGTGGTGTTGTAATGACAGGGCTTGTCAGAGTCTTGTTGGTCAGTGTTTGTGTTGTTGTTGTCAAAACAAAGTTGTCACCAGTCGTGCCAGCAACAGGAATATTAACAATCACATCCGCAGATGGGTCACCGTCTAGTTTCAGTTTTACTTCAAAGTCATCGGCAGTTGCACCCTCAAACAGAATACCGTCTGAGTCAAAAGATACCTGACTCGTTCCCGAATCACCACCAACGATAGTATAGAGTTCCGTGAAGTTTTCATTAATCTTCTGGGCAGCAGTGCGGAGGGTATCACCCGTCCCGTCATTTGCTGTCGTGCCTCTATTAATAGTCTGTTTTGTCATTTCTAAACCCTAAATGTTTCTTCTATTTATAACACTTTATCAATCAAGATGACCAAGATTTAACAAATATTGGTCGGAATCACTACTATAGAAGACATGTCTGTCTTGGTCAAACGTCTCGAATACGAAGGCGTTTGACATATCCATACCGTTTGTTCCCACCTCGTCAGAGTCATCCATAGTTGGTGAGGTTGCAACTTGAGCCTCACGAAGGTCACTGTATTGGTTATTAATTTTCTCAATCTCAAGGATAGAGAAGTCTTCCAGTCTAATTTCTGGATTAAGTCTACTTAGTATACCAGCAGAGTCGGCATTGAAGTCATCAACCAATGCGGTCAAGTCTGTCGTAGAGGCATCACCAAATGATGCTTCAGAGTTAACGGCGATTGGTGGAGGTGGTTGAATTACAACATTTGGTGCAATGATAGTGTCTGTTACATCACTAATAATCTGCACTTCCGAACCAATGAACATACCCGCAGGGTGAACGAACAACTTGTATGGTTCTCTCCATTCATTGAACGAGATGTCTGATTTAATCAGAATAGCAAACTTTTGATATAATTTATTATCGGTCAGAAACTTTCTAGAGTCAAATCCAATCTGAGAACTAGCTTCACCGACATTAAAGACTTGTTCTTTGGTGTAAATAATATCTGGGTCAATTGAAAAGAATGTTCTAAAGAACTGTTGAATAGAGAACTTTGTTCCCTTTGAACGATACAGTGTGTTAGAATATTTTGCAGCAGCACGTTTATCTGAGAACCCTTCAAAGTATGATTGACCCAACAGAAGTTCGTCCTCGATATAAGAAAGAAGTTCTATGTCAGTCTGTGTGATGTCCCTACTATAGAACAGGTCATTAATCAACTTAGTCGGAGAGGACTCATCATCTTCGTAGTGATAATACTCATCAAGGAGTGTGATAAGTTTCGGATACTCTGTGCGAAAGAACTCAGGTAAAACCTTTTCAATGGCACTTTCAGGAAAGGCAATCTCTCTCCTGTTCAGGTCTGTCAGAGTATCGTCTTTTTTATGTCCCATTAGTTGGTAACTCCAGGCTCAACATCTACGATACGAACAAAGGAACGACTCTCATCATATTCAACGATATCTTGTCTGAATGGTGTCAACACACTCTGGTTGGCTGGTATTGCATTCAGTTTGATAAACGAAGCGGCCGCAGAGATTTCATCAATTTGTAGTCCGACAATTCTTACTACATCACCATCGTAATCACCAACATTATCTATGATGACTTCTGTGTCATCAAGGTTGAAGACTTCAAGTTTATTAGAACCTAATCTGTTTCTTAAAATACAGTTTTTGTTTCTGAACTTGAACCCAGTTGATTGAATGATATAATTTTCATCATCTGGTGAAGCGATACCGCCCGCATAACGTAGAGTGTGTGCCTGAACCGCAGTGAGGGTCGGTGTAAATCTGCGTTGCATCTTTACATTCATACGAGATGACAGAATAGAAGGACTGTTTGCATCAATCAGTGTCAATAGGTTTGAACGTCTGAATGACTGGTCAAACTTACCTGTATTGTTAGTGAAGTAATCGCGCACTACAGTTTGAATATTATCGGTGACGGTATTGCGTGAGAGTGTGGTCAAGTTCTGATTGAACTGAAAAAATATTTCTGTCTCAATAAAGGTTTTAATGGGGTCAGAGAACTTCAGATTAAATGATGCAACAGACAGTTGTTCTGAGAGGTCAATGATTGCTTGTTTGGTAGACGCTTCAGTTGCAGCACCGATATTATCATTGAATAATACAGACATAAAGATTGTTCCATATTCTGGTTCAAGGGCATCTTCCCCACCAAAGGACTTGATATCTTTGATGAGTGTTGAGAAGTTTTTGAGAACCAGTGCCGAGTAATCCACAGCCGTGACCATTCTGTTCTGTGACGCATACTGGAATGGGGCATTTTGACGAATTGACTCAACTGTCTCTTTGTCTCCACCACCTACAGCTTTTGCAACTGTTGATACGGTAACATCATATCCTGTTCCACTGACAGTCACTTGACTTTGTGGTTCAAAGACATTTGCGGTATCTGCATCAGAACCATTCACTGCCAGATAATTGACAGTGACCTTACTACCTTCGGTAGGAGCAGTTCCCAGTGTTGCACCGTTACCAAAGGACAACTCAAACAATCCATTTGGAGTCTCTTTCAAAATATACAGTGTCGAATTGGCGTTGATTGTTGTTGCT